GCAGAAAAAGTTTCTGAAATTGAAGTAGCACTTCAAGCACAACTTGATGAACAGAAAGCACCTACTAAAGCTACCGGTACACCTTGGAGTTAATTAATTACTTGTGACTACAAAGAAGAAAGCAACTGAAGATCAATTTAATGAGTTGCATAATCTTGTTACTAAAGAATTCCTTGCTCGTATTAAATCGGGCGAGGCTACAACACAAGATTTAAAAGCAGCTTGTGACTGGCTTAAAACAAACGATATAAGTGGTATTGCTATGGATGGCAGTGCTCTTAGTAAATTGGCAAACCTTATGCCACAAGTAGACCCTGAAATGGTACAACGGAGGCTCTATGGCAAGAGAGAAACTGCCGCGTAAACAATTAGGCAGAACTGCAAAGTTCTATAGGGACAACCCTGAAGCTGACGAGAAGCATAAACAGACATCATCCAAAGCTGCAAACAAACCAGCTAGGAAAAAAAAGAATGCCGAGACTAGATCTTATCGAAGGGCTAATGGTCTAGAAGGAAAAGGTGGTAGTGATGTACATCATACCGCTAACGGCAAACTAAAGATTATGTCTGCTTCTAAAAATCGTCGGATCAAATGACCCCATTACTTCCAACTCCTGATCACTATCTATACAACTTAATAGCCATGACATCCTCTGAAGCAAAGCGCCTTTGGAGGCGCAGCATAAAAGAACATTTTGACTGTACATGCGTCTATTGCGGAGAAACCTATGACATTAATGAACTTACTCTCGATCATGTCCATCCTCGCTGTCATGGAGGACGTGACAATAGGAACACTGTTGCAGCCTGTCTTAGTTGCAATCAGGAAAAAGGAAGTCTTAACTATCGGGAATATATAGCTCGATATAACAACCCATTACGGGAACACATTATTCATTCTTACATATCTAAATAATCATGGCATCAAAGATTAAGCCAGGCACTAAACACCCTTCTAAACCTGGAATGGTTATGGGTACCAACAGCCGTTATGTCTCTAAAAGTACTTACAATAAGCAGATTAAAGGTGGTACTAAACCTGCAACTAAACCTGCAGTAAAGAAAAAAGTTTCTAAGCCTACACCTACTAAAGCCTCAGCTTCTTCTACTCCAAAGGTTGGAGCAACAAAACGGTCTCAAGGTCGAATGGTTAGGTGGAATGGGAAACGTTGGACAGCAGCAGGGACAGGACCAAAGCAGCCTGCTACTAAAGCTACGCCTAAAGCTACGCCTAAAGCTACGCCTAGAATTTCTTCACCTAGATTGAAAGCTCCGTCTATTCCTAAACCTAAATCTACAGCTAAACCTAAATCTACAGCTAAACCTAAAGCTACAGCTAAACCTAAAGCTACAGCTAAACCTAAAGCCAGTTCTTCTGATCCTATACTTTCGGATCGTATTAAGGGAAGAATGTCTCGGGGTAATTTAGTTGATAATATTAAAAATCCAGTTAGAACATTAAAACAAGCTTTTAAGGCTAAAACCGTAGATGGTAAATTACTTAGGAGAGCCGGAAAAGGCGGTATTGCCGGTCTTGCAATGACTGCTGCTGAAATTGCAGCACGCAAGGGAGCTTTAGGTAACAGTGTAAAAAATGAATTTGAGCAGGGTGATGCACGTATGGATCGCTTTCTTAAAAACCCTTTGAAAAAAGATACCACTAACGAACGCAAGCCTAAAACTGCATCCAGTAAGACGGAAGTCAAACCTGCATCTAAAAAGCCTTCTAACTATCCAACCAATGCCGTTACTAAGACTGTAAAGAAAGGCCGTGACTACCAAGCAGAAGCTAAGGCTAAAGCAGCCGCTGAGGCTAAAGCAGCCGCTGAGGCTAAAGCAGCCGCTGCAAAGAAAAAAGCTAGCTCTTCTTCCAATCCTCCTGCTTCCAAAATACCTAAACCTCCTGCTCAAAACAGTATGAAAGATGCTTCTGCTTCTAGTCGTATGGCAGCTTGGGCCAAGGCTAATCGGAAGATGATTGAAAAAGCAGGTACTAAAAAGCAGAAAGAAATTCTCGCCAAATTAGATAAAAAGAAAAAGCCTAATCAATCAGCCGCTAATAAAGCTGGTTATCCAGGAAATAGAAATTACTAATAACAAACCTATCCACTAACGAATAATTGTACCGCCCCCGCAAGGGGGCTTTTTTTATGCAACATATAAAGCACCTTATTAAAAACGGTGATAACGGTTTAAAAAATGGTGCTGCAAAAGCAGCTAAGAAAGAATCACGAAAAGTTCCTCCTCGTGTATTAAATCAAGCAGATTATGAAGGTAAGGCTGGTGGTCATAAAGACTTTGGTAGGTTCAAAGCCGACATGGCTACGGTAACTGATCAGCGTAAGGGCCTTCAAAAACCTTTGTTTAAAGACGATGATGGTGTTCTTTTCTATCATCAGAGCAATGGTAAGACTCCTAGTCAGTTTCGTAGTCGTGATGACAAACAAGCTGAAGTTTATGATCGAGATCAAAAAGGAGTACAACAATCAAAAGAAGGAGTCACTGGAAAGAGCTTTCTCAAGGACGCACCTCAAAGAGCTGATAGGGAATCGCATCACATTGCACCTGTAAAATCGCTTGCTTTTCTATTTGATGGTTTAGATCGTAAGGAATCGACCTCACTAATCAATTATTTTGAGAAGCGTGGTGTGTACATTGGCAATGATCCACGCAATCGAGCCGATTTAACTAATGCTACCCATACCTCAGTGCATCAGTCGTATGCAAAAGAGGCCATTCTTAAGTACAGCAATGCATCTCTCGATGGTATGAACCTTCAGGATCGTATGGTTTTTGCTGATCAGATGGTTAAAGAGATTAAACAAGCTCGTAAAATGTTTAAAGAAGGTGAGATGTATTACGACATTAAAGAAGTTACTGATGGATTTAATGCCGCATATAAGCCTGGGATGGTTGTAGAAGAGCCCCTGAAGGGTTCTAAATAGTCTCTTGGTATGAATCCCTATGGAAGACATATTAACCGCCTTACAGGGTGATTTTAAGCTGTTTCTACAAGCTATGTGGTCACAACTTGAGTTACCTTCACCTACTCGTGCTCAATACAACATTGCTGATTACTTACAACACGGCCCTAAACGTTTACAGATACAAGCATTCCGTGGTGTAGGTAAATCTTGGATTACTGGTGCCTTTGTTCTTTGGAATCTTTTCAATGATTGTGAGAAGAAGATCATGATCATTTCTGCTTCTAAAGAACGTGCAGACAACATGTCCATATTCCTACAAAAACTAATCATTGAAACACCTTGGCTTTCTCATTTGCGCCCTAAGTCTGACGATTCCCGTTGGTCGCGTATATCTTTTGACGTTAACTGCAGCCCTCACCAGGCTCCTTCTGTTAAATCAGTCGGTATTACAGGTCAGCTTACCGGCAGTCGTGCTGACCTTATGGTCCTAGATGACATTGAAGTTCCTGGTAACTCAATGACAGAACTGATGCGAGAAAAACTTCTGCAACTTACAACAGAGGTTGAATCTATCCTTACTCCTAAAGCTGATTCTCGTATCTGCATCCTAGGTACACCACAAACTACCTTTACTATTTATCGTAAGCTTGCTGAACGTAACTACAGACCCTTTGTTTGGCCCTCACGTTATCCGCGTAGTACTGATAAATACGAAGGTCTCTTAGCACCTGCTCTTGTTAATGATATTGATCACGGTGCAGACCCCTGGGAACCTACAGATCCTGATCGTTTTGATCATGAGGATCTATTAGAACGTGAAGCTTCTATGGGTCGTAGCAACTTCATGTTGCAATTCATGCTTGATACTTCTCTTAGTGATGCTGAAAAGTTCCCTCTCAAAATGGCAGATCTTATCGTTACTTCTGTCAACCCTACTACTGCTCCCGAATCCCTCGTTTGGTGTTCCGATCCCCAAAATGTTATCAAAGACCTCCCCACTGTGGGTCTACCTGGAGATTATTTCTACTCTCCAATGCAACTACAAGGTTCATGGGATCCTTACACAGAAACAATCTGCAGCGTTGATCCATCGGGTAGAGGTACAGATGAAACAGCAGCATGTTTTATCTCCCAACGAAATGGTTTCCTTTTCTTACACGAAGTCTATGCTTCTAAAGATGGATACTCTGACAACACATTGCTAGGTATCCTGCGTAAATGTAAGAAGTACCAAGTACAAAAACTTGTTATTGAAACTAACTTTGGTGATGGCCTCGTCGCTGAGTTATTTAAGAAACACTTACAACAAACTAAACAGCTCATTGACGTTGAAGAGGTACGCGCCAACGTACGTAAGGAAGACAGAATCATTGATTCCTTAGAGCCTGTACTCAATCAACATCGCCTTGTTGTAGATCGAAAAGTTATTGAAGATGACTTTAAATCTAACCCCGACGCTCCTCCTGAAGAACGTCTCCTCTATATGCTCTTCTATCAGATGAGCCGTATGTGTAGAGAAAAGGGTGCTGTTAAACATGATGACAGAGTCGATTGCTTAGCTCAAGGGGTTAAGTACTTCACAGATGCTATGGCAATCTCTGCTCATGAACAGATGAAGCAAAATAAGATAGATGATTGGAATGACATGATGGATGCGTGGGTTGATGATCCTGAACAAGCTGCTAATCATATGGCTTTTGGTATGTCTCTTGAACAACGTTATGAAGCTCGTGGATTAGCTGGTAAAAAGACTGTTCCCACCTGGGTTTAATCTAATGTCCTATGTATATGGGGGAAGGGAAGGGTGGACCCGACCTCCTAGGGGAGGAATCGTGTCTTATACAGACACTCTCCTCCCTTTATTAATCAACCCTGAATGTTGATTCTGTAAGTACGGGCTATAGCCCATATACAAAACATTTACTTTATCTTCTATCTACTTATTGATCTAATATTACCATTAATGTAATTACTTATCAATTCTTTGATACCCACTCTAATTATATTGTTAACAAGTTATGAAGCCTATTGAGTTTGAAGGTAATACTCCTTCCTGTTCCTTTACGTATACACGTACAAGAGAAGGTCCTAACTTCTTTGTTTCTCATTATAAAGGCTCTACTCGTGGTCATATTGATCCTAAAGAGTGCTGGAGAGTCTTAGGCGCTGCTAAGTTTACTGATCAAAGTCAAGCAGTTAAGAAATGGTGCTTAGAAATGGATGAATTATACGTTCAATCTAAACTTGAACCTCGTAAAGATACTTCCTTTGCATCTGAAGCAATGGAAGAAGAGTCTCCTGCTGATAACACTAAGATGATTACTTAGAGTGTTATAGCCTTGATTTTAAGCATTTTTACTTCCTAGCCCTGTGCACTGTGTATATGATGAACCTAGATCCGGTTAAAATCGTTAAATGTAAAGAATGTGGTATTGACGTTAAGGTTAACGCCAACTACCCTATTACAGAAGTTGGGTGTCAACTACATCTCTGTAAGATCAAAAAAAAATAACATAAATTTCCTAGACCTATGTTCATGTAGGGGGTGGGGCGATCCCCCCTCGTGGGGCCTGTTTTGCACGCTCTAGATATGCAATCTAGGCGCTATGACTAGGGTCTTGATGAATTACTGCACACCACACCTAGCCTTTATATATTTTATTATGTGATCATCTGTCTGCAAAACTAATATTTAGTCTGAAACACGCTGCTATCACTAGCTTCCTGCTATACCTTGTGCCACTTTGTCTGACTGTCCACTATGCAGACCTGACCACTACCGTATATGTTGTGGATTCAACAGCGCACTAACCTGCTTTCATGTTCTTCAAAGTTTCATTCCGTTCAAGCGACGCCATCGAGGCCATCTACGTCAACCCACTCAAGGGTGTTGTAGAGCTTGCATACGCTAAGGGTGACCTGTACCGTTACACTAACGTATCACGCAGAGCGATCATCAACCTGCTACTCAATCCAAGCATGAGCCTGGGTTTCTGGGTCAACACTAACTGCAAGGGCGACCGTGCTAAGTGCGAACCGCTCGCAGTATGGGATGTCAAGCAACTCCCAACATTTGCTGTTTAAGTCATAGCTTACCGCCTAGGTGCAATGCCTAGGCCAGCACTGATACGTTAATGTATCAATCGTTCTNTATTCTTTACGCCTAATGACTGCTGTCGAATCCATCCTTAAGTCTTACGACTTAGAACAACTGCGTGACATAGCTNAACACGGTTGTGCTTCAGGTTGTGCCAGGGATCACATCTATTACTCAGAAACAACTGAGTTCTTCAATAAGTATGAGTCTGACATTCAAGACTATCTTCGTGATATCTATGGTGAAGACTTCATGTTCCATCTTGTTACTGACTGCCATGATATGACTGACATGAAGAACAAGTTAGTGTGGACATTTATAGAGTTAGTTGCATCTGATTATATGAATCAAGTAGGTGAGGGTGATGACGCTCTTTATGGTGAGGTTGCTTGAATAAACCTAAACCTAAATCTAACTATCGTAAATGGTTAGATGAGAACAAAGATAAGCCTGATTATTATCGTTACAAGTTCTCTTATCCTCCTTCTGATTAATGACTATCACCGAACGTAATCGTAAACAACACGGTTTACGCGAACAACATCGCCATTACTGTCGGATGGCAGATTGGTGTAATGAAGAAATTATACGACTCAATCGAGAGTACAAAGAACAGAACTACAACCTTTATGGGGAGGTTGCTTGATGTACAACTACTCACGTTACGACAACAGATTTCTCATTAATGTAGATTTTGCCTATGACTTATTCAGTTCATGGTTATCTATTGAAATGTGGAGTCCTGATTTTTATGATTTCTTAGAACAAATTGATGGAGAGTTTGAATGACTAACCTCTACGAATTGCGCCGCTTAATTGCTAAAGCAGTAGATCCTAATGATGAGGATGTCACACAAATGTTGGGTTGCTATTCAACACTTGATGAGGCAGACTTAGCACTTGATGCATACTCTGCTCGTTATCCGTCCTCTTATCTTTTCATCCAATGACCAATGATTACACGCAACTAATCTACAACGTAGATTCATGGTATGACAACATCAATGATGTACATGAGCATTCATTCAATAATGACGGTGATGCTATTGATTACTCTACTAGTTATCCTCGGTTCCATCAATATATGTACACCTATCTTTCATGTATCTCTGAATTCTCGGATGATATAGAATAAGATAGTGTTCACAATCGATGCCCTTTGTTATTACTTATGATCGA